GTTTTCATTTGTCTGTTATCAGTTTGTGAAGCTCTATATCTTACGTGTAAGAAAGGACGTTTTAGGTTTTTACCTAATTGTTGGTCATACACAGAAGATACACCAGCAGGTATAATAACTCCTCTTACAGCATTAACTGTGTCAAGAGCGTTAATAGCACCTCTAGTAGCAAAGTCATTTAGATATTTCCAGTCAGACTTGTAGAAGTCATAAGAACCTCTTCTGAAACCAGAAAAACCTAAATTTAATGCCATGTCTTCAGAGTTGTTAAATACTCCGTAAGAAGTACCACCAGCTCCATAAGAATTCATAGCAGCTAACATATCGTCCATTGCAAGAGCAGTAGCTCTGTTTACGAATAACATATTTTCTTCAATAGAACCTTGTCTGTCAAACTCAGCAAGTATTGCATCAAACTCAGCTAAGTCAGTAGCAGCGTTAACACCAGTTACACCAGTAGTG